GGAGAGGATCGCGCCATCTTCGAGCACGACCTCGGTCGGCACGCTCGCATAGATGCCGCGGCCGTCATAAGGCGCGCGGCCGGGCTGCGAGCGCAGCGGATCGATGACGATGGGGATGCCGAACACCGCCTGGGCAGGCGCCAGCACCAGCGAGGAGAAATCCATTATGGGTCGGTGAGTCTGACCTCACCGACCGCAGCGTTTGTCGCCTTGGTCGCGACGCATATTCCGATTCTGAGCAGACTTCCGGAATTCGTCGCGGTACAGGCGCCGGCGCCGTCGTCCCAATAGATCAGATCACCGGCCGTCCAGTCGTCATCCGTTTCGGCCGGTAGTTCATAGATACCCTTGGTATCGATGCCGACCGTGGTGTGAGCGTCAGCATCAGTACCGGCAACGCCGAACAGTGAACCGATCACGACGAGATCGCCAGATTTCACGCCGCCGGTCGGCGCTTCCACATAGACGATCTGGCCATATTGTTTGAAATTCTTCACAGCGAAACTCCCGTTTAGCTAGAGGAGATTAACCGGTAACAGTCGGGTGCCGGCGAATTAGGACTCGACGACGATGGTGCGCACCGTCGAGACGATGTCGGTCGGCTCGGAACCGGCGTCCTTGTAGATGCCGCGATAGTCGATGGCGCCGCAGCCGAAGTCCACTTCGAGGCTCACCCGGATGCCCTGCACGCCGAACGGCTCGTCGGTGCGGATGCGCGGGCCGGTAGCGCCGGCGAGGAAGCCGTAGACGAAGTTCGGCAGGGTGCCCGGCTCGGCGGCGAGATACCACTCGTATCCGGTGATATGCGCCTCGATGACCGGTCGCAGCTTGGCCGAGAACGGATTGACGTCGCCGATCGCGACGGCCGAGATCGCCGCGGTGAGCTGGTCGATGCGGGTTTCATGCGCCGGACCGGCCAGGATGATCGCAGGGCCGACGTTCATGTAGTTATCCGATAGCGATTTTTGTGCCCGCATCGCCGCCCGACCCTTGCCGATCGGCATGATGGTCGGCTCGGAACCCGACGATTCATAATTGTTGTGGTTCGAGGCATCGAATACGCGATAGCCGTCCTGAGTCAGCACCGGGTTGGTGGCGAACAGGGCCCAGAAAGTATTATTCTCGAACACCAGCACGCCGTCGCCCGACGAGCCGAGGATCTGGTCGATGGCGCCGAGTTCGTCATTGACGATCATCTGCCGCGAAATGCCGATCTGCACGCCGTAAGGCTTGACGCTGACGTTTTCGCGGTTCTCGTACATGGTGCCGGCGCGGATTTCGCCGGTCTCGGTGAGTTCCTGCGGCAACGGAAACTCGCTGGCGCGGATTTGCGGGTGGGGCCGGAAATCGACGAACGGCCGCTCGATCGCGACCTGCCGGTAAGTCGGCATGGCGAGCTGATAGCGGGCGAGCAGCGCCTTGTTGAGCACATTGGCAAAGATGGCGGGAAAGTCTGCGGTCGAGTGGAACGCCCGCTCGATGAGGTCGCCCGCCATGCGCGCGGTGCGGATATGGCCCGTATAGCCCAGGCATTCGGCGGCGATCTCGCTCCACCCCATGTTCATGTAGGAGCGGGCGCGGTCGTTGTGCAGCTTCTCCTGGCCGTCGTAGACCTGCCAGGCGCGGGTCACGGCGTCGACCTTGCCCATGCGACGGGCCCATGCGGCATGGGCTTCGTTGAGGATCGCCGGAATGCGCCGCGCGGCGAGAATGCGCGTGGTCATGGCCTCGACCATGGCGTCGGCGCGGCCGTCGACCGGATCGAACACGACGCGGCCATTGGATTCGCGGCCTCGCCGCCAATCGTTGCCGTCGTCGTCGGTGCCGCGGGCGCTGTCGATGCGGACCTTGGATGACTTCTCGGCCAACGCGTCCAGGGCGCGGGCGCGGAAGGTCTCGAGCGGTTCCTTGCGCGCCATCGCCTCGTCGAGGTCCTTGTCGTCAAAGCCGGCCTTGCGGGCAATGGTCCGCATTTCGCGCGCATAGGTGAGCGCCGCCTCCGTGGCAGCGGCGACAGCTTCATCGGCGCGCTTCTTGGCCTCCGCTGCCTGCTCCTCTTCGCGCTTCTTCGCGGCGGCCTCTTCCTCCTGGCGCTTCTTGGCGTCGGCCGCGGCGAGTTCCTCGGCTTTGGTCATGGTCGCACTCCTCTGCTGCGGATAATGGCGGAATCCGGTGCCGATGCCTTCCGCAGAGACGGGCACGGCAGATACTTCGAGCGGCTCCCAATCGACCGCCGTTCGCGTTTCCGGCGTGGTGGTCAAATCCCGTACCGATCGATGGATGCGGTAGCCGGCCGACAGGAGAATGGGGATGCCATCCTGCAGGTCCTGCGCAATGCGCTGGCCCCTTTCAGCCTTGGAAAACTGGATTTTCGCGACGAGTTCGCCGCCTTCGACGCGTGCCGAGCCGGGCACGATGGCACCGAGCACGGCATCCATGCCGCCATAGTAGCGATGGCCATCGAGAAACTGGGCGCCGGCGTTGAACCTGCCGAGACGGATCGAACCCGGCGACATGTCGAGCGCCTCGTCCCATTCCTCATCATTCCACCAATCCTTGCGGCGCACCTTGGCACCGGTTGAGATCACCGCGTCGGCCATCCGCGTCTTGGGGTCATAGGAACGCGGCGCCATCGTCAGCGACATGTCGCGCTGCGATATTTCGAGCACCTCGTCGAAACTGCGCTGGCGCGGCAAGGCGCGGTCGTCCTCGCCCTCGCTTCCTTCCTCCGACTCGCCTTCGCCAGGCTTCTTTTCGGTGGTGGTCTCGCCTTCTTCGTCGTCGGACACGGCGTCGTTGGCGCGCTTGATGGCCTCTTGCTCAGCGACGCCCTCGTCGAGCGCCTCGTTGGCAATTCTCGCCCATTTGGCGCGCTTTTTCGGCGCGTTGGCCATTTTGGTATGATTTTCGGCGTCGCTGGCTTTAAACCGCATGATTTTGGTCCTTTTTCACCAAAACTTGCTGCCAAATAGCGAATTTCCCCGAATTCCGGCGGCAATTTCAGGCATCTAGTGCATGGCCTGCTGCTCATCCGGATCAATCGGATTGCCGTCGGCGTCTACGACTTCATCGCCAGGGTCGGCAGTACCGTTGCCGTTCGCTTTGCCGTTAGACTTGGCAGTCTGTTTTGGAGCCGCACCAGTGTCGGCGGCCTGTTGCCTGATGCCGGCCTGGGTCATCAGGCGGGCGTCGAGGTCGAGCACGACGCCCTTCTCGTCACAGTAGGCGTTGAACTCAGCCCACTGATCGATGACATCGCGCCAATCGTGGCCCCATGAGGCGATGAAGGCCTGCGGCGAGGTATGGCCGGCGCGCACGCTCTGAATTTCCGCCAGGAGATCGAGCCGTGGGTTGATCGGCTCCCACGAAGGCGTGACCCAATTGACTGGATAACCTTCGTCGCGGTCTTTGAGCATGCCGGCGAGAATGGCGCGGTCAATGAAGCGATCCCATACCGGATCGCACAGCTTGGGAATTAGATCGACGTGCTGAATATGTTCGATGGTGCGCCGGAAATCGATCTTACCCGCCCGCAGCGACGAATAATTGGCCTGGCGCATATCGCCGGTGGCCTGGTCGTAAGTGCAGCCGATGCCCGCCGAGTAGGCCATCAGATTGAAGAGAAACATCGGCTCGACCTGCATGTTGCTGGTCGGCTGCGCGAACTTGATGTCTTGCCCAGCCTTCAGCTCTTTCAGCATGCCCGGTTCGAGCATGGTCACCTGTTCGTGGGTGACCTCGTCGGGCGTGCTGTCGACGAGCGGATCGAGTTCGTCGGAATTGGTGATGAAGCCGGCAAAGCACGCCTCGACCCTGGCCTTCATGTTGACGGCGTCGAGAAAGTCGGAGAGTTCGCGCGCCGTCGTGAGCACCGGCGCAAACCATGGCACGCCGCGCACTTGACCGGGCCTCAACATGCGAAACAGATGCAGCACCTCGTCCTTGGGGACGAATTCGGAAATTCCGGGCCGCAGATTGTAGGTGGTGATCTCACCGGGGTGCCACGGCAGCAGCCATAGGCCGGTCGGCTCGCCGTATTCGCCCAGGCCGACGCCCATGCGCGAGCGCTTAGTGTTCTCCGGTGCGCCTTCAGCCAGGCTGTAGATGCCTTCGCGGAACTGGTCGATGAAATCGCTTTCCAGCAGTTGCACCTTGAACGGCACCAGTCCGCGCTTGCGGTTGACGCGCTGGTCCATGAGGCGCAGCGCAACATCGCCCGACTCGATCATGGAGCGGACCGCCAGCGCCTGAATGCCGTTGAAGGTCAGCCGGCCCTCGAGGTCGGCGTTCTTCTGCCACTGGTTCCACAACGCCATGACCTTCTTGTCGGTATCTTTATCGCCGGTCTTGCACACCGGCGTCAGCCCGGTGCCGACGATGTTGGTCACCATGACGTCGAGCATGCGCGGCGCATGCGGCGTGTTGCGCACCAGGTCGCGCGAACGATCGCGCAATGCGCGCAGCGCCTGGGAAAGCTCGGCATTGGCCGAGGTATGACGGGCGCGCCAGGCCGTCGCCCGCCGGCCTGCCGAGGCGCCGTCATAGATGCGCATGGCATGGCGCGCACGGGCGCGCGCAAGCCCGGCCTTCGGCGCGAAGAACGAGATGACGGCGTCGAAGGGGTTTTTCACCTACACCCCGCCATAGGTCGTGGTATCGCGTGGCCGGCTGCCGCCATAGCCGCGGTCGTGCGCGGCCAGCACAGTGGCGCCCTTCTTTGACAGGCCAAGGGAGGTGCGCATGATCGAGCGCACCCGCAGCATCTCATCGAGGCTGCGATAAGTGACGCTCTTGCCTTCGTAGCTGCAACTGAGCGTGCCGGAAGCAATCGCAGTCTCGATCGTGTCCAGCATGGCGAGAGTGAAGGCCATGGCGATATCCTCGATTAGCGGTCGAACCAACCGCCGCGGCGGTCGCCGAACCATGTCGAAGCGGGGCGGCGGTAGACCGGCAGCCGCGATGCCGGGGCTTCGTGGCTGGGTTCGACCTCGATTTCGTCCGGCGCCGGCTCCGGTTCGTGAGGCGGAGGCGCCGGCGGGTCGGGCAGGTCAGGCAATCTGTCGAGCCGCACCGGCATCGACATGCGAGCGGCGAGCGCCAGCACCCAGCAGTCGAGCACCTCGTTGCGCTTGCCGGACGGCAGGAACCATATCCGATAGGGCCGCCCGAATTTGTAACGGGTGAGCACCTGCTCGGCGGTGAGCTGGTCGAAGAACTCCTGCCCGAACGCGTCGCCGAGCGGAAAGTGGATGTAGCCCGGTCCCGGGTTGGCGATCTTGAGCCGTCCGTAAAGCGTATCCTTGCCGGTATCGACGCCGATCACGAACAGCGGGTGATTCTGCTTGGTGCGCGAGGCCCGCTTTGGCCAGATCGGACGCGGGCCGGCAGCGCCCTTGGTCGGAAACACCCGCCGCTTGCGCCGAGTGGCGCAGAAACTGAACACCGCATGAGCATGATGACCGCCGGTGTCGATGCAGCACGCCCGGATGCGCAGCTCGCGCCGCGCCTCGGTGCGATAGGGCTCGATGAGAATGCGGTCGAGTTCGAGCCAGACCGTCGCCTGCGCCGGATCGCCGTGCAGGATCTGATAATCGGCGATCCAGGTTTCCTCCTGCGGACCGAAACCGAGCACCAGC